AAGGTGCGAATACGAGTGCCTTGAGTGCCGTAACGATAACCGAAAGCAACACCCCAGTTAGGAGCACGATATCCAACTTGAGCAAGAGTATTCAGACCACCGGTGGAGTTGAATACGCCAGTTGAACTGTTATCACCGTCTTGTGCAACATAGTTGATACCCGCAACGATTCCACCCTTCTTACCAGGTTGAACATACTGAATACCAAAACCTTGACCAGTTGCCTTGTTGTAGACACCAGGAGCACCAGCAACAGCAAAGAAGTCAAGAATATCCGACTTATAAGCAGTAGGAATCCACGCCATTTCGGTGTTACGAACCAGAGCACCAGCAGTCAGAGTTACACCTTTAGCAAGTGCAGGGAAACTGTAATACAGACGGTCAATAATTACACCATCAGCAGTGGTTTCTGCTTTGTCCAGTTTGAAGAGTGAAGACGAAGAACCGAAAGGTTGAGCACTGAAGTTACCACTACGCAGACGAGTGCGAAGCAGATCCTTACCAGTGAACGATGTATCAAAGTTCAAACGAAGATCATAGTTGAAAGCAGTGTTTCCAACTTGAGTTCCGTTACGAAGATTTGCACCATTGACACCACCAAGAATGAAGTTTGCTTCACCCTTGAGTTTGGTAGTAGTAGAAAACTGCTGTGCTTCCAGAACACCAACTTTCTTTTCCAGACCATCAACACGACCACGAAGGACCGCAAGTTCCGATTGGAATTCTGCCAGAAGACGCTTCAGTTCGTCAGTGGTTTCAGTCACGCGGTCAAGGCAAGCATTCAGAAGTGCTGCTGCCTCAAAACGGGTCATTGCCCTACCACCACCATAGGTGCCATTAGGATAACCAGCAACGCAACCATAACGTTCTACAAGGTTACCAAGTGCCTGATATGCCCAGTCAGTAGGACGGACATCAGAAAATTGTGAAATGCTTGTAACCTGACTCTCCGAGTATTGATTGACTGCTACCATATTAAGGTCTGCGGCATTCGCAGTAACAGGAGCAACCATTCCCAGAGCAACAGGTGCAAGCATCAGTTGATTGAGTTTCATAAAAAATTTGTTTTTAGTACTAAACGACGTATTGTGTGTTGTGCAAGTAGTTGAGGCACAATCACTTCACGGTATTTATCTTAACATTTTCTTTGGGATCAGTCAAGCCCTTTTCGGTATTTACGATTCTTATAAGCGGATTAGGGGATTCGAACCCCTGACGAACTGCTTGGAAGGCAGCCATTCTACCACTGAATTAAATCCGCAAAGGGGGGAGATTGCTCTCCCAGCACACTTCCTTCACACAAAAGAAAGTATAAGACATAATGAGTATTATGTCAAGAGCCCCCGATCTGATTCGAACAGACGACCAATGGTTTACAAAACCATTGCTCTACCACTGAGCTACAAGGGCAAATGGGTAACGAGTGCCCGTCACCCGCAGAAGACACTTTCTGCAACTGGCGGGGGTGATCAAATCCCCGACCTAAGAAACCTTAGGATTTAGTGAGTCGGATATGATGATCCCGACTCATATGAAAGATCCAGACATTTCCAGACCTTCCAACTGGGGCGGCAGGGATCGAACCTGCGACCTAGATGTTAACAGCATCCCGCTACTACCGCTGAGCTACACCCCAATGTTTTATTATGTATGCAAGGAGAAGGAGAGCTCTTGGACGAATCCGCAGGATCACTTCCCCAGTGGAGAATAGCAGAATCGAACTGCTAATAAGTGCTTGCAAAGCACCCGTTATACCGTTTAACTAATTCCCCAAATTGGAGGCGGGGGGTGGAGTTGAACCACCTACCTGAAGCTTATGAGACTTCTGTGCAACCATTACACTTCCCCACGATGAAGGGTTAAGTGTGGTATGCCTCAAGGACATATCAGGGACTTAACCTCTGTCTTTTATATATTAGGGTATTTTCAAAAATTTGTCAACCCCCTACTGAAACAAATAGTCCTTCCATTCAGAAACTTTTGTTTTCTGAATATCAAGTATCACTCTACTAATTGGTGCTTGTGGAATACTCTTTAAGACCATATTAGTCTCTTTAAGAAGTTTATTTCCTTTTTTAAGATTACAAGATGTGCAACAAGCAACTAAATTATCCCAAGTATCTTGACCACCTTTTGAGCGAGGAATTATGTGGTCAATTGTAAGGTCATTTTTAGACCCACAATACTGACATTCATAATCATCCCGTTTATAGATGAGTGCTCTCGTTGGGTAATCTGACCTTCCATAGGAAAATGGAATTTTCACATAATTCACCAAACGAATAATTCTCTTGGAGATAAGTTTTGCTTTCTGTTTGAAAAGTAAAACAATTGCACGTTTCCAATTAGTGAAGTGTAGTGGTTCGTAAGAACTATTCAGAACTAGTATAGTTGAATGTGGTTCTACTAATTCCATTTTCCTATCACACCTCTCGTTGCTATTTAGATTTAAATGGCACCCTCTGCAAGATTCGAACTTGCGACTTCTTGGTTCGTAGCCAAGCACTCTGGTCCACTGAGTTAAGAGGGCAGGCGAAGGATGAGGGACTTGAACCCCCACTAACGGTTTTGGAGACCGTCGTGCTACCAATTACACCAATCCGACATGGTGTCCGTGAGAGGACTCGAACCTCCAACAAATAGATCCTTAGTCTATTGCCTCTTCCAATTGGGCTACACGGACGAGTTCCAGAACTAGGATTCGAACCTAGATAAACTCCTTCAAAGGGAGGTGTCCTGCCAGTTAGACGATTCTGGATTAGGAGTTCAGGGTGGGATTTGAACCCACGGTGAAAGAAGTTTTGCAGACTTCCGCATTCGACCACTCTGCCACCTGAACGGAGAGCCCTTAGTGAGAATCAAACTCACGACCTCATTCTTACCAAGAATGCGTTCTATCACTGAACTATAAGGGCGGGGTGTCGTATGAGAATTGAACTCATCTCCTCTGTTTCACAAACAGATGCCTTGACCACTAGGCTAACGACACAAGGCAGTGGGTAGAATTGAACTACCGACATAGAGGGTATGAATCTCTTGTTCTACCACTGAACTACACTGCCAACGGAGAGTAGAGGATTCGAACCTCTGGTGCTGTTACACACAAGACCTTTCCAAGATCTCACCATAAACCACTCGGACAACTCTCCAAGGCGGAAGATGTTGGATTCGAACCAACGGAGGTTTTATCCTCACGGTTTAGCAAACCGCTGCATTAACCGCTCTGCCAATCTTCCAAGTAGGGAGAGGGTGGAATCGAACCACCATTGCCAATGGACGGAATCGAACCGTCTCTGATACCGTCGTATCCACCATCCAAGGTGCTCTCCCAAGTGGAACCGACAAGATTTGAACTTGTGACCGCTCGGTTATCAGCCTAGTGCTCTACCACTGAGCTACGATTCCATCAAGGTAGGAGTCGATATCAACAACCTACCAGTTTCAGTTTTCGGACTGAAAAACCTATCACTAACCAACCGAAGTTTCATAACGGAGGAAGTGAATCTCCGTGACCATAAGGTCAAGAGGGAACAATCGGATTTGAACCGATAACACCATGATCTTCAATCATGTGCTCTACCAATTGGAGCTATGTTCCCATAAGGATGTTGAAATCACCGCCAACATTTATTGTATTTGCAATATACAATAAGAAGCATCGCAATCTCAACTATCGACATCCAGTTGCCGTTTTGGAAATTCAGGAATTGAACCTGAAGTATTGAAATAGGCGATCAACTCTATTCCAACCCGTAGTCCATACATTTCCAAGTCCAGAAGGTTGGATTTGAACCAACGTCCTCACCGCCCCAAACGGTGCCGTCTACCGCTGACTTACTCCTGGATGGTAGTCCTAACGGGATTTGAACCCGTGTCTTCACTGTGAAAGAGTGATGTCCTCACCACTAGACGATAGGACCACGCAGAGTAATCTAAAAGAATATTAGATTACCTGGAATATGGAGATAAATCTCCAACGACCCTAACGGGATTCGAACCCGTGATACCACCGTGACAGGGTAGCGTGATAGACCACTTCACTATAGGGCCAAGAGCACAATCCACTACCAATGGTATCATTGGGCAGATTATGCAGTGAGAGAGGAGGGAATTGAACCCCCGATGGTTCCGATGTAACGGTTTTACAGACCGCAGCCACACATATTGCCAACAGTAGCCACTCTCCCAGATAGGTTCAATTGAGTTACGACACTGAAGAGCATTAGATCTCCCCCAAGAGTCCGTTTCAAGAGAACCTAATGGGACATCTCGGATTCGAACCGAGGACTAACCGGTTAAAAGCCGGATACTCTACCGCTGAGTTAATGTCCCAATAATATAGGATAAATATTCGGTTGTCTAGGTTCGGTGTGGTCTCTCTCGACCACTTGATTAGAATACCACCGTTTGGTCTCTGGGGGGAGATTGGTGGACACTTAGGAAACTGTCACAAGCAACAAAAAAGGGGAGGAAACTTTTTGGTTTCTCTCCCCTCTTTGCTTTTATGAATTACATATCTTACATATGTCTATCCATATCCGCAAACAGGGGAGCACCCTCAATATGCCAATAGCGGCAATCGAGAATACTAAACTGTTTTGTGGGCATTGGGTAAGACATTGTTTTCGACCTAAGTGTTTTTATTTATACAAGTAATATAGCATTTTTTATTTTAATTGTCAAGTCCAAAGATTGTGGTCATATTCCCAATGACAGTTTGGACATAGAGGCATTATATTTTCTTTTGAATTTATAACGCTAATCATAATATCTTCACTAAAAGAAGAAATAGGTTTTATATGTGCAACTTCAATATGTTTATCATATCCACATCTAACACATTTAGTAAAACCAAGTTTTTTAGCAATTGCTCTTGCCCTAGTTCTAACTAAAGCAAAAGCAGATGATTTATGATGCTTTTCATATATTGCTTCAGAAAGGGTCATATCACCCAAAAAACCAGAGCACTTTATACATCTTTTACTCCTATAGTCAATTTCTACCCCACACATTTCACAACTATTTGAAAAATTAATTTTTTTTCTCTTAGGATGATGCACATTAGTCCATTTAGCAGCACAACTTCTACTACAAAATTTGGGGTTATTATGTAATTTCCCGCAAGTTACACATTCCATATTATTAATGGATATTACATTATTATTTATATTTTTTAGTTGTTTTATTCAAAACAGGCACGGCAGGATTTGAACCTGCGGCAAACCGATTAGAAGTCGGATACTCTATCCAGGCTGAGTTACGTGCCCATAAAGTAGGTTCCTATCGCCGCCACTCCTGAACCTACTGAAGGGGAATGTCGCAGTTGATCTCTCAACCCCCATATTATAAGGTATTGAGAGTCGCTCGTCAAGCCTTTGCTTCCTTACGGGCGTTCTTTTCTTCAGTGATTTCGGTTCTACGGGTCTTGACCAGTTTGGCGACTTCCTGAAGTGCTTTACGAGCACGGGTGCCTGCTGCATTGTTTCCAGCAGCAAACTTTTCATCTTCTACTTTCCACGCCTCAACAGCATTCAGTAGTTCTTGTGATACAGACATAATAATCTCCAAAAAATAAGATATGTTTATATAGTCGTTTAATTACAATCTTCCACCCAAGAGGCACATTTTCTCATTGGTGGAGCAAGTGCCTTACAGTCATCAGTATAACATAAGGTCTCATCATTTGGTTCTTCCAGATACTTTGGTTGATACTTTCTATCATAATCGGAAATAATCCAATCATACTCTGGTGTTACATCACGAATTGCTCTGTCTACATCTCTTACAATTCTACGATTTAATTTTTCAGGATCTTTAAGTATAAACTCATTAAGGATAGTTTGTGGGAAATATTTTCTTTGAATTTCGTCCAATAAGTCCCAAAGTCCATTTTGCGATACTCCTGTGCATTGTGAGAGTGCTGCAATGATAGATGATAATACAATTCCTATGATTGCATATTGTTTTATATCTGGTTTCTTTTTACCAAACTTAAACATAAGAAAAGGGAGAGCACAAACCCTCCCTTATATATTAAACTTCTGTCTTAATCAGACGAGAAGCGTAATCATAGGCATATGAAGTGCGGGCGCCGTGATGTCCCCACCCCAACCAGTTATATGCGAGTCTCATATAGTAATTAATCGAGTTTCCAGGTCTTTTGAGTCTATGCTCGATTTCTTTCCATTGAGTCTCATTAATCATATAATGAAGTTGTGTATCAAGTGTAGAAGGATTTCCACCATAACGAGCAGCAAACTCACCCAATCCATTATACCGATTTGATGAAGTCCACTGAATCAATCCGAATCCACCACTTCTACAACCTCTATAAGAGGTTCTAGAACCACCTTCACAGATATTCGGAACAAACGTTGATTCTTGTCGAATATTACCCATAACGGTGGCAAGGGCATATTTATCTTTAATACCACGATCCTGAAGAAAGTTCAGGGTCTTATTTTCGTATTCATTACACCCTTTACAAATTAACCTTGTCTCTTTAGGTTTTTCGGGAGCAACCTCGCGGATTGCTGTCTTTGTTGTAGGCTCCTCTTGAATAATAGAAAACGGTGGAGGACCACTCACAGGTGGAGGAGGAAACACTGAAGGCAGTGATGCCGTTGTGGTTGTAACCGTCGCCAAAAGAGGCAAGGTTACTGTAAAGAAATTTTGCATTTAAATTAATTGAACTCTACATCCGTATAGAAGGGGGGTCCACCTCTTTCTCAAAAGGCACCTTCCACGGCTCTGGGTGTCACGGTCAAAGTCTCATAAAAAGAAACCCTGCTCATAACAGGGATTTTTACATAATAAGTTAATATTTAGGATTTGTCAAGTATGACAGTTTGTAAAGTGGCACATAAATAAATTGTTATGCCTTCACACCAATGGCAAAATCAGCAAATAAAGGCAAAAAAGGATCTGCTGGCAGTAAGCAAAATCAAGGTAATGCGACTGCGAAAAAAGCAAAGAACGGTGGCAAGAAAAAGTGAGGTCATATGCCACGAGAGTGGAATACACCAAAGCGTGAGCCTTGGAATGCTCCCATCCATCAGATTTTAAAAGCAATTGATAATCACACTCACGAATATTTCATGAGTGGTAATACTTGGCACCTAGAAAAAGCAGAGATATTAAGAAAATATGTTAGTGAATTAAAAACCTGGATTCATCAGCAAGAGGAAAAATGAAACTCAATCTCACCAAACTAATTTTTATAGTTTGTTTTTCTGCGATTGGGTTTGTCAGTATCAATTTTATTGCTTGTAACTTTATGATTCCAGGAACAATCAATAGAGCAAACGTAAAAGGAGAATTGAAAAATCCTCCCCCTTTAGATTGCAAAGAATCTGAAAGAAGAGGATATGAAACACTTTTAACGATATTAACTACTGTGATTGCATTAAGAACTAAAGTAGAAGATTAAGACATCCAAAGTTTTCCTTCAGCAATTCTTCTTCTTCGTAGTCCTGCTTCTACTTTTGTGCCAGGATTACGATACAATTCTAGAGTCGCAGGAATACCTTTCCAATCTCTTTCTCTCAACTTTCTGGAGATCGTATTGAATCCAGGAGCACCATAAAAATCAGACCCAAGATTATAACTGAAAGAAAGCAATGCTGATTTTTGATTATCATTCATTTCACTCCAATAAGGAATCTTGGATAATTTTGGAAGAAAGCGATTGAGTATATCATGCTCTAATAAACGATCAGCATAGTCTTGAGTAATAACTCTATCTCTCTTGAATGGAGTATAGTCAAAATCACGAGTGCTTCCCCAACCGATTGTGATTGGAAGTCCTCCAGTTAATGGATCTGGATATGCTTTTAGATGACACCCCTCAAACTCTTTAATTAATTTAATTCCGGGTGCTGGAATTTTCATTGCTTTTTTGCGTCAAAGATTCTCCCCCAACCATCATTACCTTTTGGGCACCAGCGGCGAACCAAGTCTGAACGCTTATAAACAACACCCTTACCATTTGTGACTGGACCAGTGTATCCATCATTCAGAGAACCATAAGGATCATTAATCACATAATCTTCTCCTCTTTTACCAATGACTACACATATGTGCCCACCAGTAGGTGCAGATAGAGAACCGCGATGAAGAATCCCGATACAGACAGGTCTACCAGCGGCAAGCTCCCTATCAAGGTTAGCAAAAGAAAGATTGTAACTAAACTGTGACTTAATGCCATAAGACGCAAGAACTTTGGTTTGAACTGCATGATCAGTTGTGTCGCCAACTGCAAAAACCTTACGAATGTATGCGTCATCGCCCTTTGGTCCAGAAAGTGTGCCTGGTTTAAAGTATTCTAATACCATTGCACAAGAAGATGAATTACAGGTTCTGTTCGCATCTCTGTAATTATCTGTTTGTGGATAAAAAGGAACGTCAAGAACGCCAGGAGTCTTTGGTGCTTCTACTTTGGATCTAAAAATTCTCACCCAATTTGCATCATCATCCATTAAGTCTTCTGCTTTTGCCAGAAGATCCTTTTCAAGTTGCTCTACTGCCGCAACGTGCTTTGGATTCTTCTCATCATAAAATCTAAAGAAGTTATGAAGATCGATTAGCATTTTATTCTCCTATGTATTCGAGTGAAAAAATATCATGATTCTCAATATCAGGATTCAACCATTCACTAAACTCAGATTGAATTGAGTGTGCTGCTTCAATATCATATTCGGACAATTCATGAATTCGATCAATTGCCCAGTCATGCGAGTGACGAAGAGTTCTTTCAAGCGTGGTCATAGTATTTAGAAAATCATTGATTTCTTCAAGTCTAGCATTTTTACCCTTCGATGACAAATCTAAATAGGTAAATAAAGAATGCTTATGAATTGGCAATATAATGGAGAGGTCTTTACCGATGTTCCCAAAGGAATGGAGGGATTTGTTTACATAATTACGAATCTTACGAATAATAAAAAATATATTGGTAAAAAACATTTCTGGACAAGGCAAAAGGATAGAAAAACTGGAAGAAGAAAAACACTAGAAAGTGATTGGAAAAATTACTTTGGTTCTTGCGATGAACTGAATGAAGATGTAAAAAAATTAGGTAAAGAACATTTTCTTCGTGAAATTCTCTACCTATGCCCTCATAAAAAATCAATGAGTTACTATGAAACTTATGAACAGTTCAACCGCAATGTATTAATGAGTGAAGAGTATTATAATACAAATATTGGCGGAACTTTTTATATGAGTGAATCTGAAAGAATTTATGGTGCTGCCCTTAAGAGCTCTAAGTATTATTAAATATAAGTTATCTTCAACGGAGACAAACCTAGTCTAGCAATAAAAAAGGGGACTTGTCAAGCCCCCTGAAGTTATGTTAGAATAAAATCAATTCTTTACGTAATACTCTACGATATCATCCCAAGAATATTCCGAAAAATCATATCCTTTATCTAGAAGACCATTCACCCACTCTTGAATTTCCTCAGCAAGAAGATAATCTTCATACTCTTCAATAATTGTTCCAACTGCATTTTCATCCATTTCTAACATAATGTAATTTGCCTCATCTACGGTGTCTGCATGACCCTCAGACAGCAGGTAATTCAAAATAACATCATAGGGTTCATATGACTCTTTAGCAGTCATAGAAGTATTCTTTTGAGATTGTAGTTTTTGCTTTTGCTTTTCTTGTTCTGCTTTTATAGCAGCATCTACACTTTTTGTATCAATCTTACCGGGACCTTCTGGACCACCCATTAAAGCACCTTGACGTTGTTTGGATCTATTCGCCATTTGACGAAGTTCTTCAGCACTTTTTTCCATTTCACTTTGCCCAGTTCCCTTTTGGGTTCCATCTGGATTTAACTTAGCAGCAAGTTTTGGATTTGCTTTTGCCCAAGTTGCCATATCCTTTGCTTTATTACCAGTCTGCTTCGAAGTAACGGGTGCTACTGGTTTTGATCTTGTCGCCCCACCACCAGAAGATGCAGATCCTCCCCCAGAACTAGATGATGCAGGTGGTAATTTAGGTGCTGCAGGTGCAGGAGTTTTTGTTGATGGTTTTGGAGATTCTGCAGATTTTTCTCCAGATCCAGCACCTGCCATTTTTGCCCCAACATAACCACCAGCAGCACCTAATCCAAAGATTCCAGCACCTTTAGCGATTCCTGGCAGTGCTTTTTTTGCCCCTTGAGCAATGTCTTTTGCTTTTTGAACCCCTTTTGATAGTGCTGGTCTTACCATAGCACTTGCTTTTGCTCCTTGCTGAGCAACTCTAGATGCTGCTTTTCCAGCTCCCTGCAACCCAGAACCAAGTCTAGTTAAAGGAGCAAGACCTTTTGCTCCTTTAGCATATTTTGCTGCTTTAAGACCTGCCCCAGCAATTCTAAGTGCAGCACCAATAATTTCATTTAATTGTTGAAATTGCTCCTCAATATATTCATCAGAAACATTACTTTCCAAAAGAACATTTTCATCAAAACTTAGATACTTTTCAATAATGGTTTCTTCTGAAGAATCTGATAAGAAACCTATAATTGCTTCAGCACTATATCCTTCATAAACCATTGAAGTTGAGATAGTAGCAAGAATATCTTCTACTATTTCTGCTGCTTCCGCATCATAATACTCAGATTCTTCATTCAGAAAGTCATTCTGTTGAATGTTGATTTCCTCATACAAGTATCCAACACTGTTGATGAAATCTTGCGAAATTCTAGACATGGTTATGAATTTAATACTTTTATATAATGGTATTTATAAAAATCACCCACCAGGCTTCATTTTAACACCAAGTGCTTTATTGCGAGCAGCATCAGATTGTCTAGCAGTGGCAAGTTTTTTAGCAGCGGCAGCAGCATCCGATTTCTTATATGCACCTGCAAATAAAGATCTTCCAATTCTTTCCAGTGGATTTGAAGAAGTTTTTGCAAGTGACTGAGCACTTGGTCCTGCTTTATAAACTGCTTTACCACCTTTATATGCAAGGTATCCTGCTGTTGATTGTCCACCTCTTTGAACAACACCAGTTTTAGCAAGTCCAACTGTTTTTCTTTGTGATCCAGAACCAGTGGTCATTGTATTCTTTTTGGTATCAAATGTTGTTTTTCCACCAATACCTTTGATAGCAGTTCCTGCCTGGCGTTGACGATTTGCAGTTGCCATTGCTGATTTTTCTTTTCCAGTTGCTCCGGCAACTGTTTCAGATGCTTTTCCAGCAAGATTAGAACCTGCCACATATCCGCCAATACCACCAAGTGCTGCACCTACTCCAGTTCCTATTGGACCAGCAAGTGATCCCAAAGCAGCACCACCAGCCGCACCTGCTTTAGCACCAGCCCATCCACCTGCTGCTTTTGTTGCACCCATTGCAATTGCAGAACCAGTTTTGCGACCTCTAGATTTTTGATCTAAAGTTTCTAAACCTGCTTCAAGTCCATAAGCAGCACGACCTAAATTCCTACCTAAACCGGAAGGAAATTTACCTGTAGTAGAACTTGGTTTTACGGCACTTAAAGATTTTGGATTAACAGTTTTTCCTAAAGTAGGTGCTTTTGGAGCACTTGCTTTTCCAGCAGAAGGAAGTGCTTTTGGTTTTGCTGTAATATCTTTTACATTTACTGCTTGAATTGGTGGAGTTGTTGCTGGTTTGGTAGAAGATGTTGTTGCTAATGTTCCACCTTTTTGTCCGGGAGGTAATGCTTTTGTGGTTGGAGGATTTGAAGTTTGTCTAATTACTTGTTGTCCCGGAGAAACTTTTGGTGCTTCTGGAGCAGCTGCAGGAAGGCGTTTTGTTGCTTTTACTGGTTCAGTCCCAACAAAAGGAGTTCTTCCACCTGTAAAATTTTGTGCTTGACCACTTTTTGTAAGTAGTGATCCTTGTCTTGCTTCTCCAGCACTTCTAACTTGTGATCCAGAAACTTTAGTTGTTTTTGGTTCCGGAATACTCAATTGTCCTGAAGAAACTTTTGGTGCTTCCGGAGAACCGGCAGGAAGTCTTTTAGATGCTGGAAGTGGTGTGGGATCAGTTGCGGTGAATGGAGTTCTTCCGCCTTTAAAATTTTGTGGTTTTCCACTACGAGTAAATAATGATCCTTGCCTTGCTTCTTCTTCATTCAAATATGACTCTTGCAAAAACTGACTAAAAGACTTCATCTTCTTTCTTACTTTTTTAGTTATTTATAAAAAAAGAGGGTTGGTTAGACCCTCTTATGATAATAATTTAAAAATAATTTAATTTTTTTTCTTCTTTACTCCTCTTTTTTTGGCATGTGCCATTTGTCTCATTAATTGAGCATTTACTCCTGTAGGATTTCCACTTGGTAGAGTTGGATTTTCTTCTCTATATCTATCGTTTCTTTCTCTTCTTCTTTCATCAGAACCCATTGTTTCACTAGCAACTTTTCCCTCAAGAATTTCTTGTCTCCATTCTTCACTCATATTTACCATAATAACTGCTGCTGCCTCTTCAGATTCAGCATATCCTTCATCAATTAGATAACCCATAACAATATCAAAAGGATCAAAAGATTGAACTAAAGGAGTTGCAGGAGTTCCTCCTTGTGCAATTTGACGTTGCTGAGATGCTTGTCTCATTTTACGAAGTTCTGCAGTTTGCTGAGCAAGAGAAGGTCTGGGAGCAGCAGGAGCGGATGGTGCAGTCGCTGCAGGTGTTGGTCTGGGAGCAGCAGGAGCAGTTGCTGCAGGTCTTGCTGGAGCAGTTGCTGCAGGTCTTGCTGGAGCAGTTGCTACGGGACGAGCAGGAGCAGGTCTTCCCTGATCCATTCTATTCAGATTTGCTCTGCCCTGAGCAATTACCTGAGACGTTGTTTGACCCATTCCTCTTTGGGCAGCAGCATTTCCACCTCCTGCAGAGTATGCTGCTCTATCAGCAGCAGAAAGACCAGAAACGCCGGTAGATGTTACTGATGACCCTCTAGGTGTAGTAGTTCCAAATCTAGATGGTGCTGGTCTTTGTGAAACAACTGGTCCACGAGATCCTCTTGCACCACCCATTCCACCACCAGCAGGGTTGTATCCAGTTGCTGCAGGTGTTGGTCTGGGGGAAGTTGTAGGACGAGGTGCAGTTTGTTGCCCTGTAGTAGGTCTGATAACTTCGTTCAAATATTCTTCATACATCTCTTCCCAAGTATACTCACTGAGGTCATGACCTTCTTCTACAAGTGAATTTACCCAGTTCTCAAAGTCTTCTTGAATTTGTTCCTCAGTGAGTTCAACCTCTTCTTGAGGAGCATAAACAGCATTATATGCCTCTATCAAATTTGCAGCATCAAATCCAGTAATTCTAGACATTTTTACTTTCTTAATTTCTTATAATTTTATTTATAAAAAAAGAGTCCCGAAGGACTCTAATAAACATCATTACTATTCGTTTCTTTCCAAATATAAGAATAATCAAAATCTCCAAATAAAAATCTATCTGCTTCTGCTGCCTCTCTATAGGCAGTTTTCATTTCTTCAAGATTCCATTCTATTTCATGATGACTAGAAATCATAGTTTAAAGTTTGCAAAAGTATCATTTTTCATATCTTGCTTAATGCCACCAATCAAATACTGCTCAATCTCTACTTCTTGTGGGGCATTTTGCAGTCCTTTAGAATTCAACCAATGGTCGGTCCAAGGAAGAGGGTTATTCTTTGCAGAAACATCATAAAGTGGTTTTAGACCAATCGCTTTCATTCTTCGATTTGCAACCCATTCAACATATTGCTGAAGAAGTTTATCATTGAGTCCAATCATTGATCCATTTTTAAACAGATATTCTGCCCAAAGTTTTTCTTGATTGACTGCCTTCTCAAAGGTCTTATAGACCCACTGTTCCTCTTCTTGTGAGATCTTCTTCATATCAGGGTCATCACCCTCTTTCCACTTGTTTAGAATGTTTTGTGTGATGACCAAATGTTGACTTTCGTCACGAGCAATCAATGAGATGATTTTTGCACTTCCTTCCATAAGCTTGAGTTCGCCAAATGCAAAACTGCAAGCGAAACTGACGTAAAAGCGAATACCTTCAAGAATATTAACGTTTGCAACTGCTCTGTACAGTTTTCTTTTAAGTTCATATCTTGTACTTTGTGCGGTGGGAACTTGTTCTAACGCATGAATCCAATCATTAGATGTTCCATATTGTTGAGCACTATTGATAAAGTCATTATAAGATTCGGTGACACTAATAGCACGTTCCATAATACGATCATCATTTAAAATCGTATCGAAAACTTCAGAAGGGTCTGAATATACATTTTTTATAATGTATGTATAAGAACGAGAATGAATCATTTCCATAAACTCCCAGACCTTCATACATGCTTCCAATTCTGGAAGAGAGCAGTATGGAGCAAATGCCATACCAGGACCTCTTCCTTGAACTGAATCAAGCATAATCTGATATTTTAAGTTACTCGTAAAAATATGTTTTTGTTCTGGACGAAGAGTCTGATAATCTCCCCTATCCTTTTGCAAAGAAATTTCTTCAGGTCTCCAAAAGTAACCTAATTGTTGTTGAGTTAATTTATCAAAAACTGGATACTTGTATTGGTCATAACGCTGTAGACCTAATGGTTGTCCAAAAAACATTGGTTGCTTTTTAGTATCTACCTCTTGAGAATTGAAAACGGTCATTGATTCGACCATTGATTTCTCCTCTGAATTTTTCCTGAAATTAAAAACCATACTTCCCTCAATAGATTAACTTTAACTCACACTGTAATATTTAACTGAATTAGATTTTGCAACTTTCACAATCTTCTTCACCATTGTCCATAATATCATCAAGAAGCGATTGCAATTCTTGCTTGGAATCTTCAACTACTTCATCGGTCTTAATATCGTAAGTATTCTGATAATATGCAGTTTTCCATCCCATTTTATAGCACATTAGAAGATCTTGTGCCATTACGCTAACAGGAACTTCATTATCTGAATAATTTTGTGGGTTATAGGACCAGTTTCCACTAATCGCTTGATCGAAGAATTTTTGCATAACAGCAACAATATTGATATAACCAAGATTGCTAGGCATATCCCAAAGAAGCGTATAATTGTTCTTAAG